GTTCGTCGCATCAATGGTTCCAACTTCAAACTTAATCCCCTCAGACGCAAACTGGCAAATCATTCCGGGAAGAAATGGCGTCGTGTCCTCCACGATGACCGCGATACTGTCCGGCAATTGATAGTTTATCTGCGCCGTTACTTTATTGCTGGCAATGAAAGATTTGATAATTACTTGCTGACCAACAATAGAAATTGTTGACCCCACCATGTCAGCCGAGAAATAAGGCTGGGAACAAGTGAGTGTTGCTAACCCTGTCGTCTTATCAAATGAAATAACAGCACCAAGAACCGCCCTGCGATAGAACGGCATTTTAATGGCGCCCTGCCCTTCGTCAAAAGCAAACTGGTAAAAAGACCAGTTGCGCGCCGTCCGATCCCACACGGCTTGATATGGCCTCATGCGAGGATAACAAATAAAAATCGTATCTTGCGCTTGAGCCCAAGTAATAAGGTCAAGCGTATTATTATCCCATATGATCTTTGTCGGATCGCTTGATACGGCAATAGAATTTCCGAGCAAATCAAACAGTGCGACTGTGTTAGCCCCAAATCTCAGCGTAAATTCTTCGCCCGTCGAAACACGGATAAAGTCTCCGCGCGGGCAATCGGTATAATAAAGTATCTCTCTGCCGGGGCGAGGAATGAGCTGGCCCGTTGCTGTTGACTGCCAGTTAAGGACAGTCTGACCGCCCTGCTTTACAACGTCAGTGTCGGTCCTGCGTCGAGCAGACTGATTGATCTGCCCGCCAGAAAAATCAACTTGAATGTCGAGTTCTGATTTACCGCTCAACGGAGATACCACCCAAATCTACGGACAGTGCGGATATGTTGTAGCTTAGACTTGAACATAACCTTTGGTGAATCTTCTTGGGCGTTGCGGGCAATCGCTTCTTTAAGAAGCATCTCAGCCCTGCCGTCATACGCCCCTGAGCTTTGCATATCTTCATTTAATGAACGATAGAGATTGGCCTCAATCTTCATTCTTAGACATGCAACAAATCCAGTAGACCAATCCTGCGCCCCTTGCGGGAACTGCGAGTATTTAGCCATCAAGCCCTTCGGGGCTTTGGTGTGAATGTTGTCGCCTATGACGGAATAGGTCAGGTCAGGTGGCCTAATATCTGCCATTGCGTGACCAAATGCTTTTGTCCAACTATCGAGCTTTTCTTGATCGTCTGTGCGCCACACATTGATAAGCTGGAGACAGTCTACAGGCTTGGCGTAAACATCAGAATAGCCGGGATAAGAACTATCGCCCAACCTTAAAAGAGGAGCAACTTCTGTAGAGAAGTTCCAATCTCTAACACCTAAAAGATAAAGGACATTTTGCTCAAAGGCATTGTTTGCCGCGAGCCATTCGTCAGAAGCGTCATCATTAATGTTTACGGGATTATTGCCCGTATTGATAAGGGCTTCATTAAGAATCTTCAGCTTGTCGCTGATGTCATAGACGCGCCGTTGAGGATAAGCGTCTGGATAGGTGATGTTGGGATTGTTAGCCATGACGGGAACACTACCCATCGGCATTTTTTAGATCGACGCACCAAAAAGCCGGAGATTTCTCCCCGGCTCTTTTTTGGTAAAGAAGAATTAACCTCTTGTAGGTGTCGGCTTCTTTTCTTCAGCTTTTGCTACAGAACCAAAGCCGTTTTCGGTTTTGCTATACTGATCTGGAAAACGCCGGATGGCGTCAACAAGATCGATTCCATGCAATGATACAGGAACCACACCCTTAACAGGGTCTTTGTAATAGCCCGTAACCCAGAAGTTATTTCCACTATCCATTGTCCGTCCTCATTAACCAGCGTCGTAAGTTAGCCAAGCATTGCAAACTGCGTTAGGCGCTGTTCCGTTAAGATCAATGCCAGCGCGGATATAACGATATACAATACCAGAACGGAAGTTCAGAACTGGAATGTAATCAGTTTCCCCGGTAGCCACAGCCGGAGAAGCGCCAGCCGCGATGAACGATGGGGAAATTGCAGAGCGAGCCCCGCCAAAATCCTGCACCGACAGCATCTCAACATTGCCAGCGGCAAATGTTGGATCGTTGGAGCCAAGGAGATACACAGTGTATTCCTCAGTGCCAGACGACTGTTTGCGCGAAACCCAATCGATGATGAAGTAACCATCGAACAGGCCCGGACCAACATCGAGCTGAACAGGGTTGCCGCCGCTTGTGAAGAAGCCAGAAGCCGAAAACGTCTGAGGCGTAATGTCACCCGTAAAGCAGGTAGCCGCATCAAATGTGCCGACTTTCGTTGGTGGATTAAACGGAACTGGCGCTCCGTTGTTTCCAATAAAAGGACCAAGTGCCATTGTCGTTGTCTCCTTACAATTTGTTACGCTGCAATTTTTGCAGCGGTGATTGACGTAAGGCGAGCGACAGCGCGAGGATGTTCGCGGGCGATACCCCAGTCCCATTTGATGTGGGTTGAGCTGAACGGAGCGCCGATCAACTGACCCTCTGGGCGAACGGTAAGAGGCGTCTGCTCAATTGAGTAAAGGCCACCGTCACGCAAAGAAACACAGTAAATCGATGCCGTCTGAGCAGCGCCACCACCAACACCAACTTCTGTGAAAGGCAGCATGTCAGGTGAATCGTCAGGCTCATAGCCGAACAGGATCGGAAGACCCTTGTAACGCATAACGCGACGACCAAGCGGATCTGCTTGATCGTAAGTCACCGTGTTGTTGGTGAGCTGTGGATCGCGCGCAGAAGCGTCGAGATAAGGCATAAGTCCGCGAGGCATCAGCCAATGCGTTGGCTTGTTGACGAGCCAATACAGGATGTCGAGGTTAGCGAGCGAAAGAGGGCCGCCGCCAGCCGTAACAGAATTGTTCAGAAGGTTGCCGCCCGTTCCTGCATTGGTAGCAAGATTGAGGCAACGTGACTGAATACCATTCGGAGCCGTTGGGTTCAGATCGTTGTCGCTTTTAATAAAAGCAGCCGTAAACATTTGCGCAAGAGCAGTTGTCTTCAGCTTGATCTGACGAGCTTCGTGATCTGGGCCGAGACGATCTTGGATCGCGCGGTCAACTTTAACGTATTCGTCAACGAAGAACGTGTCTTCTTCACGGAGGTTGAAGTGACCCGTTGCTTCGCCGCCAGCCGTGTTAAGGCCACGGAAACCAACCGATGGGACATTCGCAATGTCCATATAGGCGCGTTTACCGTTCTGCGCAGGAAGAAATGGCATTGCTGCCATAAGATCAGATTCAGACGCCATATTCTCCACGAATATGCGCGTTGGGCTGTCCTGCTCCATTGTCTTGGCATATTCCAAGAGGGTAATTGGAGCAGAGACGGAGCTATAAATAGTAGCCATCTCAGTTTACCTCGTTAGTTAGCACCACGGCGGTCATGCTGGGACCGAGCCGCCCAGCGTTGCTCGAACGTCATCTTGTCCCAACCCTCGATGTCGCCGCCGCCAACGCCATCGCGCCCCAAACCATTGAACGATGACGCCCCTTGGTTTGTGAGAGCCTTTTGAATTTTCTCGAATGATTTAACGATGTCTGGCGTGTGCAGCGTATAAGCCAACTGCGAGCCGACCTTTTCGCCAAAGGCAGAATTGAACCAGACCTTAACAGCATCAACGCGCTGCGCGCCGTTGTCTCCAAGAGCCGTGAACAACTGTTTACGCTCTGCCTCAACCTGAGACATGTAATCTTTTTGAGACTCTGCGGCGAGATTGACGTAACGCTTAGCTAAGTCCTTATACTCAGACTTTGTAAGGTTCTTTTCTAACGCAACTTCTTGCAAGAATTTCCACATGCGATGGCTTGGATCGATTTTAAATCCTTGTGGGACTTCATCGCCCTCACCAAGAACACCATAGCCATCTGGCGCTTCTGGCATTTCAGCGCGGCGCTTTGCAGCAAGTTCATCTTGCTGACGTTTAAACTCATTTAGCTCTTTGAACTTATTGCCAAGCTCATCATATTTGACGCCGCGCTGCGGATCATAAAACTCCTCAGAAACCCAAGCAGGGCGTGAAGGTGGTTCACTTCTCTGTTGGGAGACGGCGGGAGATTCCGCGCTGTCCAGTCGCAATTCCGCTTGTGCGGGTGCGAGCGAGTTCTGCTGCGTCAGGTCGTCTGTCATGCGGTTGTTCTCTAAGTTCCATTAAGGTTAGAAGTTCGAGCGCGAAACTGCGGCGACCTTCATTTCTTTCCAACGCACCGGCCTCTGATCCAGCCGGAACAACATATTGAAGTGTGCGAAGAAGAAGCTGAGAGAGATATTGAGCGTCTGCATAAAGACCTAAACGCTTCAAACCTTCTCGTTCTTCATCATCTGGAAAAACCATTTTGATCCTTTATTTATTGAGGCATTTGCGCTTCTGGCGGCATTGGTGGTCCACCACCGCCCTGTGGGATTGCAGGTGGCTTAGGCGGCAATGCGCCGACAAGTTTCTGCATTTGCGCAACAGCCGCAGCTTGTTCGTTTGGATCGCGCTGAACCCAAATTGAATTGACACCCATTTTGTTGGCGATGTTCTTCAAGGTCTTCTGACCATCGGTCGCCATCTTCCATTCCTCTGGGAATGAACCAGCGCCGATCTGAGCGAAGCGCGCAAAGAGCGCGACTTCTTCCTGCTCCGCAGAACGGATCGCAGGGTTGTAAGGCAGCATTGCAATTTCATGCTTTTCGCCGCGCACACCTTCAACCGTCACACGATCGACAGCGCCGGATTTCTCAAGCAGATATTGGAATCTTGTAAAGGTGCCAGCGCAAAACTCTTGCCAGAACACAAGACCCGGTGTGCCGATACGACGCTGTGCGAGCGTCATTTCATCAAGCCATTGCGTTGCCGTTGGTGGCGTCTTTCCGTCTTGTTGCGGCCAATCCAAGAAGAACAATTTCTTGACGCGCGCTTCAATCTCATTCGTCATGTAGATCGCAGGATCTAATGGCGGGAATGAATAAAGGTTCTTAATAGCTCCTTCTTCGCCGGGGCGAATAGGATAAGCCATGCCTGACTCGATGCCGTCTTGAATGTTTGTGAATGAACTATCTGGGAAAGAGATTGGTGGAGATAAAGCAAAGTCCACGTTACGGACTTTCATTGCCGCCAGCTCGTCAACGACACGGAGATCGGGCAACGCTTGAACCAAAGGCCCGACCCCCCACGCCCAATCGGGCGTAGCGTTGAAACGCGCAACAACTAACGGACAGGAACCTTTGCCTCTTAAAATTGCTTCGTGGCAAATAAAGCCATCAATGGTAATCGTGTGCTGCCATTTCTCGACGCCGCTATCATCGTAGATGCGCCAGAATCCCCATACAACAACACACGATTTATTCTCATCACGCTCGCCGCGCTCAACCACCTTTGGCGGGATCTCGACATTGTTTGGGAGAATAGCTTTTAAATATCGATAGCGCGTGTGACGAACGACAAAGCGATCGTCAATACTGCCGTCAGGACCGACATTAATCTCAAGCTCGCGGATAGGAACACACTGAACGACAGGTGGTTTCCATCCATGATCCTGCTCGATCCATAGCGCCACAGTGCCAAGCGCAAGGTCTGGATTAAAAGCCTTGCCGCACTCTGCGTAGAAATTGCTGGCAAGGATCGATTGAAAGATAATCTTGTCGGCGTCAGCCGTGGCCCGCTCGACCATAATCCGCTGATCCAATGGGACGAATGAAGCCGGACGGCGCGTCAACCATTGTTGGGTTTGCGGGAAAAACGTATTGATAATGACTGTTGGAAAGTCGCCAGCCAACTCAAAGCCAAGCGATGTATTGATCTGCGGGATGTCAAACCATTTGCCCTGCGGCTTTGGGCTTGATGAATTTACCGTAATGGCGCGATGAGGCGCTGCAAAGACGTAGCCCTCGCGGAAATCAAACTCAAAGGGAGCTTTTTGTTTGCGCGCATCGGCCAAACGCCGACGCACAGCAATCTGTAGCATCTCTCTATTTCTGACAGGCTCTAGTTGCTCAATAGCAAAAATGTCAGCCATTAGGCCGTCCCGGTCGTGCTATTAATGGCGCCAGAATTAATGGCCGATTGAAGCGGCATAACCGTCTGAGCAGGAGCAACGCCCGACGCGACTGTGCCAAGATTCTGGTTTGCGCCAAGGATTGAATTGGTCGCACCAAACTGGCGAAGCATGTTCCATGTGCCGGATGATACGTCAGCTTGAACCTGACCAACCTGCTTCTGGATTGCAGCCTGTTGCTGCGCGGTCATCTGAGCTTGTTGCTGAGCTTGTTGCGCTGCGGCTTGGTCTGCCTGAGCCTGTTGCTCGGCTTGGAACTGAGCCTGTTGCTGAGCCATCTGTTGCTGCATTTGCTGTTGCATCTGCATCTGCATCATCATCATCATCATCATGCCCATGCCGCCGTCGCCGCCGCCGCCACCGCCCATGAAAAAACCCTCCGACCAAAATTAACTGGCGGGAGGGTATGAAACGCTCAGGCTAAGATCGACGCACTCAACTCTTTAGATGTTCAGCTCCATCTTTAATCAATTCCCAATAAAGCTGGTCAGGCGTGACAACCCACCACCTTTTGAATCCTAATGAATGTTTGACAAATGAAACGCAGGTGGAGATGCCGCGAAATACAAATTCTCTGTCTTTGACATTGGCCCTTACAATAGCGCAATCGCCGCCAGATAAGACCTTGGCTATGGGCGCCACACCATTTTCTGT